GGTACCAGCTGGAATAAACGTAGTATTAGGGTTGCCGCTGAGAGTAACCCAGGACTGAAGTATGTTGGTATCTGCTGGAGCCACGTCTGTTACATACTGTGTTGCGCCTCCAGGAAAGCCGTCGAGATACAAGTAGGTAGCAATGTCTGCAGCCGAGTTAGTAAGGAAGTAAGCTAGACTACCTGATGAGGATATTTGAGCAAACGTGCCGTCAGCCTTTAAAAACTTATTGGCTACCGTATCTCCAGCTAACGGTGCGGGTACTAGACCTTTAGTGCCGCCAGAACCAGAGTCGCCAACAAAAACATCAAGTATTGCAGTGGTTTGTGTTGTTGTTAGGTCCAATGGGTCGGCAGTAATGCCTGTATTATTACCTTTGATGGTAAGCGTAGGCATCTGAGCCAGCTTAGAGTTTGATACTACATTAGTCTGAATCGTAGAAACACCAGTATTGGCTAGCGTAACATCTCCAGAAACGGTCGTCGGCTTATATGTTAGTGTGCCGTCAGCAATTAGGACTTGAGTATCCGCAGGCGTAGTACCAGAGAATAGATCTAGTTTTACCTTATCTACAAACGACATAAACCCATTTACTAGGGTTGTAACAACAGCATGAAGCGTTCCAGAGGTTTGTGCCCCATGACTATGTATATGATCTGATAGAGCAAATGACGCAGCAGAGCCGCCAAAGTTACTTATTCCAACCTGTAGGGGCAGTCCAGATGGTATGTTGTGTGTGTGGTCGGCCCTAGCTAAGTTGGCAGATGATCCTTCGGCATTGGTTTGGTTTGGCGTTTGTGTGGATGCTGCGCCAGTAACAATATCGTGGCTATGGTCACTTCTAGCTAAACTATTTGCTGTTCCTACTGAATTAGTTGTATTGGCGTCTAGGCTGACCAGTGGAGCTGCTGTTGTTAGAGGGTCTGCTCCAGAAGGTAGGTGTCTAGACGCATGTGCTTCTACAACCACCCCATTAACTTGATTTACGGTTAGGTCATTAGCCGCAAAATTACCACTAGCATCCCTTTTAACGATAGTGGATACAGTATTAAGATTAGTAGCCGCATTAGCTGCTAATTCTGCAGAGTGTACATTGGATGCACTTGATCCACCTACGCTAACTACTGTAGTAGCAGTAGCTCCTGGTCCAGTCCCAGTAACATCTCCAGTTAAGGATGTAACTCCAGCACCAGTAATATTATTAAGTTGAGTCTGTATTGCACTTGTTACGCCATCTAAATAACCAAATTCAGTATTACTTACTGTACCTGCGCCGATATGGTCGGCAGTAATTCCAGTAGCTAATTCAGTGTTTGTTATGGAAGCTGCCTTAACTATTGCACTAATATCAGTACCAGTTAGGGTAATATCTATGGTAGCCGTATCTGTTACTGAGATATTGTCCTGTTTTAAAGCCAGGGCATCAAACACAGCATTCTGAGATGGGGCTACGGTAGTCACACCATTTACAATAGTGTCTTGAACTTTTCCGTCAATTGCAGTTTGTTGTGCAGTGCTTACTGGCTTATTTACGTCAGAAGTATTATCTACGTTACCTAAACCTACTGCTGCCTTATTAAGAGGCTGAAAGGTTTTGTCGCCCCTGTAGTAGTCTGCTGCGGTAGTAGCCGTAATTGGTAATTCATTACCAGATGCTACTCCAGTTAAGTTTGCAGTAATTACGTTAGCTGAGAAATTACCACTTGCGTCTCTTTTGACTATAGTGGATGCTGTATTAGCAGCTGTAGCAGCCAGGGTGTCGTCTACTGACGTAGCTACTTGAAGGGCTGACTTAGTACCAACAAAGGCAACGACTGTTGTGCCAAATGGACCAGTGACATCTCCAGCTAAGGTGGTACTAGCCACGGAACTGACTTGAGACTGTAGTTTCTGCACAGCCTGTAGGATAGTGTCCGTTGCTAAAACTGTACTGTTGGGGCCAGCTACGAACCCTGTTAGAAGTTTACCAATAACCGCAGCATTATCTAAGGTTATAGCAGCCGAGCCTGGGCCTATAGCAGTAGCTTCTCCAGTCAATTGAGTTATTGCGCTGGCGGTACCAATAGCAGTCTCTAAGCCGCTAGAATCTTTTATGTATAGAACGTTATCAGCTTTAAAATAAATTAAGCAGTATCCAGCAATAGGTGCTGGGGGGGATGCAGCTAGTGCCGCTAATCTACCTGTGCCTGCGTAAATAGTCATATCTCTCCCTGTTATTACACTAAGACAAACTCGCCGTCTGCTTCTATAACCAATTCGCCAGTCGCCTCAATTGAGAAGCCACTACTAACAAAAACCTGATCAGCACCTATAGTAATTACATCTGTTATTAATTTATTGGCAATAAAGCCTTGAGCTACTATTGCTCCGCCATCTTGTATAGTGGCTTTGCTATTTTGGATTAACTTGCCAGTAGTTGTATCGTATCTTGCTATGGCATTATCTGTTGCGGAGGCAGGACCAAATACGTCCCCTCCGCTAGAACTTGCTCCAACTATGTCTAGTGTACCAGTAAAGGGATTAAATTTCAAGGACATTTTACGTCCTCGCTACGCTAGTTAGTATAGTTTTAGTAGCATCTGTATAAGTAACTGTGACAGTTGCTACCGTTACTCCAGCAACTCCTCCTAACTTATATGTGTAGGCTTCTTGAGATACTGAAGGGTAAGTTACGGCAATAGCGTCAAAGATATTAGGAACTAACTGGCCCATATTCATTACATGAAGATTTTTATCTGAATCAATTACTGCGGCATGTTTAGTACCAGTCTTAGTTCCATCTTCAGATCCTACCATTAGGGTATTATCAGGAGTGGCTGAGAAGGCGTCTACATTTACATTAATCGAACCATCTGTGTTAACTGCTAGAGTATTAGTACCGTCGCTTATTGCTACGTTATCGCCATCTGAGGCATCTAATTTAGCATTAACATCAATAGAACCGTCAGCTTGTATTTTGAGATTATTACCAGTAACTTTATCTCCAATACTAACCTGATCTTTATCTGGAGTTAAGTCTCCTATATCTACTACAACCGTATCTAATGTTATTGCTGCGTCTACTGCTAGGCGTTTAACCCCATTAGTATCTGATATAACTGCTACAGGTAAACCAGTAACGGGGTCTACTAAGGTATTACCCTGAGTTACTCCCCGTTGGTTTATTTGAGTACCAGATGACTTATTGGAAGTTGTAGCCATTTATGTACCTTACTTAGCAAGCTTATCTAGTTGAGCTATTACTTTATCTTTGAATCCATCACGCTCTTGTTTAGTTAGCCTTGGTACATGGATACCTAAAGATTCTAATTTTGGGTCAGTTAAAATATGTTTTCTACAGTATCCACTAGGACTATTAGGTAAAGCTGGAAACCTGCACATTTCTCCTAGTACTGTGCCACTAGAGCATAGACCGTTAGCTTCTGTGTGTATCTCTACCTTTTTCTCTTCTTTTTGGATCTGTTCTTTTTCTAAAGTTGGTTGTATTTGTGCCATATAAGCATTATACACTTGAGGGCCGAATATGGAGTTAATATCTAGACTACGAGTAATAAATTTTACGTTTCGTAGGTGAGGTAACTCAAACTCAGGTTGGCCTCTAATGAGGGGCAGCTGCTTTAATTGAGTATATAATTTACTGCCTCTAATTACTACGGCGTATCCGCCTCGGAATTGAACTCCAAGTAGACTACCATTCATATCATTCAATTTATGTTTTAAAACTACGTACTCACTCATAATTGCTCCTTCGGCTCTTCCGAGGTTGGTGTTATTAATTAAGAAGCCTTGTAGTAAAAGAGTAATGAGATCACTACTCCCCTACTACAAGGCAGAAAAACCTAAACTATTAGGCACCCAGCGGTAAAACCTTGGCCATACGAGCCAACGAAAGTCTGTTGTAAAGGTCAAATCCGCAGTACCATTTCATACGATATTGGTAAGCGTTTTCGTTCTCACGAGGACCGACATACTCAAGTTTAAGACCAGCATTGTTAGCTGAAGTAAAGCCAACGATACCTTTGTACTCGCCCCAGCAACCGCAGTAGATGCTGGAACCGTCAGTGCGCTCAGCTAAGGTAACTAATTGTGCATCAGCAAAGACAGCGTTGTTAGGAGCAATACGAGCTACTAACTTGTTTTGCTCTGGGTCCATGAAAGAACCAGTTGAAGCAACAGTTAGAGTAGTTGTGCCTGCACCAGCTGAGATATCCCAACGGTAAAGGACGCCATCACTACCACGCATTAGAGCTGATTTCTCAGTAGCATCGCCAGCAACAGTAAGCTTAATAGTAGTTGCGTTGGAAGTAGCGATAACTAGAGCTTTAGCTTGTGTATTGACTGCATCATAACGACTAACGTAGTCATTACGGAAAACTGGAATACCTTGGTACATTAGCATTGGTTTTTCTGAGCCAAGACCTTGGGTTTGGATCATACCAGCATCAGTACCGCCACCAGTGTTACGTAGAAGAACACGTAGAGTACGGATATCACGAGAATGCATCATGAGAAAATCTGGTGATGCAGCAGTGATACGGTCAATAAGATCGTCTAGATCTTCTAGTGTGTAAACACGACCTTCTAGGCCATTACGAGCAGAAGCTGGATCGTCTTGCTCTAGAGTTAGTGTTTGTGTAGTAGCGCCACTGTTGTAGAACGGGTGGTTAACGTCATCAGCATTACCTTGCTCAGCGTCAAGGATGGAAGCCATACCTTTGAAGCGATCAGCAAGACCGATAGGGCCGTTATTTGCCTGAACTAGTGCGCCGCCACGATTAGCATTAACAACAGCATTCATATAAATACGAGCTAATTGTTTTGCTTTGCCTGAAATCTGAACTTGGAGCTGGTCGTTGTGGTCGGAAAGTTGGTCTTCTAACTGACCGTCAATGATAATCTCAGCTAGGATAGCAGTGAGGTTAACGTTAACAGATGAGAAAGTTGAACCAGACTGGTACTTAGCTGCATTGAGGTTAGTACCAGTTGTAGCGAAGTCGGCAGCAGCAAGAGTACGCTCACGGGTGAACGTGTAAGCTAAGCCTTCAAAGACTACGAAAGGAAGATAACGAAACCACTCATCAACTGAAATGATATCCGCAACAATACCTTCAACAAGTTCGTTGTTGGATAGTACCGCTGCTTCTGAAAGGGAAATTACTTGGGCCATGTTTTCTGTCTCCTTGGGTTAATTACTTGGTCCTAAACGCTGAGTTTGGGGTTCCATTTGACATTTTTTGTAAACCGTTACGAATAAGAGTCTTGGAATCTTTTTTCTTCCTAGCCTCTGCTTCTGCTTCTTTAGCTTGTGAATTTGAAAGTCTAGCTCCATCATTAGCTCCAGGAACTGCATGATTTACTACTACTTTCTTTTCGCCAAACATACCTTTGCGACCAGCTTCTGCGATGGCTAACCAACCTTCATGCGGGTCACTGTAACCTTGAACCATTTTGTCTGCGAATGTTCGTAATTCTTCTGGAACCTTACTAAGTTCCTCTTTAATACGTACACGGTAGACTTCTCGACGAGCTTCTTGCTCAGCTTCGTACTGTAGAGCCTTATTTCTGTAAGTTTCTACTTCCTTAGCAGATTCATCTAATTTTTGCTTATATAGAAGTTCTGTTTCGGTAATACGAGCTTCACGATTAGCTAGTTTCTCTTCAATACTACGTTTCTTGTCTTCTGCTGATGCTTCTAGGGCCTCAAGCCGTTTTTGTGCTTCATTAGCAGTTTTAGCACTTTCTTGAATTTGAGCAATCTTAGCGTCAGTCTCTTTTTGGATTTTATCCAATTGTTCTTGAAACTTAGTTCGTACTGCCCTGTTCTCTTCTCGAAGTTTCACAACTTCTTTTAGTGCCGAGTCTTTCGACCAAGTATCCGGATCTGCAACTGTTCTAGTTGCTTCGATAGCCGATTCTGTTGTTTCGGTAGCTACGTGCGTAGTTACTTCTACTTCTGCTGATCCTGCAGCATTACTGATAAGGTTTTGACCACGAGCCAAAGACTCTGATGGTGCTCCATTACCGATTGGTGCCCGGACTACAGGTGCTTCAGAACTCACTCCTGATGCTGGTGTTGAATCTTTCTTCCCTAAGGTATCTAGTAAATTAGCCATGTTGTTCTCCTGCTGGCTCTACCAGCGTTAAATTTAAAACTAATAATTAGAAGGTTCTAGGCCGTTGCCCTAGTAAATCATTCCCTTGCAAACTATTAGATAGACCACGATCTACCATTGCTTTCTGATACGGATTACTACTGTCTACAGTACTCTCCTCATATAGAGGCTTTAGAGTAATCTCGTAAATTAAGCCTGGTTCAAATGCTGTAATAATAGGATCTTCTAATACGAAGGGCTTAGGTTCTTTAACACTGTCAGCCCATTTGGTATGGAGTGCTTTCCATGTGGCCAGGCACTCCTCAAAGTTACTAGTTTCACGTACCATAATGTGAGCATTATCTTTACGTAAAATTGCTACTTGATAGATAGTTTTGTCTTTAGACATTATAGATCACCACTCGTATTAGTTATCCCGGTTTTTTTCTTACCTTTGCCGCCGGTTCTATTTGAGTTACCTCGGGGTGCTCCTCTACCGTCGCCATTCTTGCCTGGCTGTATAGAACTACCTTCGGAATGTTTAGCCCGGTTATCTATCTTACTTCCAGAAACGTCCAATTCAGATTTATTCATATCTGGAGGGTCAAATCCTTTTTCGTCATATTTATCAGCTAATTCTAATTGAGTATCAGTTTCGCTGTGAGCTTGTTCTGAAGCATCTTTTCTAGTAGTCTTAAGTAGTTTGGCTATCTCAGAATCAGTCATGTATGGATAAAGCTGTTTAAATGCTTGTGTATCTCCTGACTGCCTAATCTTAAGTTCCATAATAATAGTTTCCATTTGAGTTTTTGGATCAACTGGGAACTTAGGTTCAACGTAAGTAATTTCTAATTTAGCGTCTTCACTAAACTTCTTATCGCCAGATTTACTGTAATGAGTATTCCACAGTTTTTTAATTACTTGAAATAATTGTTGTTCACGCTCATTAAATAGTTGACCACGACGACGGTTCTGATCAATTACTCCAGCCTTGTCCATCCATAGGGCGAAACCAGAAGGAGCCATCTTATCTTTATATTTAGGCATTAGACCGTGGTTAACACGAACCATGTCAGTAATGCTCTCAATAGTTTTTAGTAAACCAGTAATATCAGCTTTAGGGTGCTCAAATTTAAAGTCTCCCTTTTCGCCTACAGCAATGGCTGTATCTGGACCAATAGAGAAACCTAGTGCGTTAGCATCAGCATTACCATCACGGAATGCTCCGAAGCCGCTATCGAAGTTTCTGAAGTTACCTGAGGCTGCTGTACCACCACCTACTAGACCGCCAAAACGGCTCTGAGCAAGCCCACCACGTAGTATACCGGCATCATCTGATGGACGACCTTGACGAGTGCCTGTAGGCCGTTCTACGCCTGTTAAAACAGGTACTCCGAAAGACTGGAATTTAGCAATATGATTTAGATCAGTAATCCTCATATTTGTAGCATGGTTTGCGTAAATAAGAGGTTCATTAATTGGTAGAAAGTAGTAATGGGCAGGGTCCGAGTTAAAGAACGGAACTGCTGGGATCATACCGTAAGGATTGTCTACTATAGTGTCCTCGCCACCACGGTTAATAACCTTGTGCTTATCTGGACTCCAGTAGATCATATTAGGGGATTGGGCGTTCGGCGCTTGTTTGCCGCTGTTTTTACTGCCGATATCTTGATCGCCGTAACCGGCTGTAGGAGGAATATTGGTAGCTACTTTGCCTTGGTTAGCTAATCCGGCGAATCCGCCGAACTTAGTACCAAAGCCTATTAGAAGTTCTGTAATGTAGTATGGAGACGCACCATGGCGAATATCGTAAACGCCGCCGTGCATTACGTCGAGTTGGACCTTACCGCCGACATTCTCCTTAACAGAGAAGCCCGTATTTTCGTCTATAAATGAGACTTTAATTAATACAGTCCCTAGTAGCTTAGTCCAACGATCCGTTTTTTCCATAGTCATTAGATAGCGACTATGATCCATAACTTCTTCCCAAAGCTTTTGATCGTTAGGTAAAGACTTACCTTTAGAATCAACTACTTTGTAGATAGGAGTTTCTTTGTATAAAATAGAAGTTTCGTCAATAATCTCTTTAGTAAGATTCAATGGTAGAATCTGTTGCTTTTCTGGATTACGGAACTCTCTGACTAAATCTAGCCAGATAAATTCATCTTGGCGACCTTCGTAGAAGGCTAACGCAATCTCAGTGATCCACTGACGATAGTAAACATCTTCGTATAGATATACTCCAACGGAACTTAGTCCACCGAGCCTACTAGCAGGATTATTGGCAATGCCTAGATTAAAAGAAATAACGCCTCCTAGCAGGATTCACTATATAGTCAGTATTTGTCTATATGGTTAGTATATACTAAAACAAATAATTACTTAGTCTTTTTAGGTGCTTTTTTAACTTCTACTTTCTTAGGAGCAGCCTTAGGAGCAGCTTTAGGAGCAGCTTTAGGAGCAGTTTTGGTAGCTGCGCCTTTTAGATGCTTAGCTCGTTCTTTGAACTCATTTTCTAAATGAGGAGCTAATTCTTTATCGTTTTTATGCTTTTCT